TAGTTGATAAGTTTTGTATCTTTTTCTTTATCGAAATTGTGATGCTGTTTATCAAAGGAGCACCTCGCTGCGTTTACGACGAGCAAATCGCCGTCTTGAGTGTTACTAATTAGTTCTAGATTGATTTTTTGCATGGTCTACTACAGTAAAAAATGCTTCATTAAAATCCTCATTTGAGGTTTGGACTTTAGCTAAATTGAGAAGCCTAACTATAAGTTGAACATTACCTGCAACATACCCTATTTCAGGATCATTATCCAGACGATCTTTGCTAGGAGCAAGAGGGTGATAAGGTTCAAACAGGTACTCTAACCTGAGTGGAGTCCCTGACACAGCGCATAAACCTCTCTGTTTCAGGTAAAGATACTTAAGATAAGTCTTAGACATTTTATAAGGAAGGGATTTTCCCTTCCTGCTCTTTGTCATAGTCTTGGCTCGCGCTCCTCCTCTAAGAGAATGCAGCTTCGACCAATGCTTATTCCATTCGGGACCAAAATACTTTTTAAAATTAAAGCTCATATAACTGGTTTCCCATTTTTAAACTCTACCTCTTTACCGTTACCGAAAGACGTACCTACCTCAGCATCAATCTTCAAAGGCAGATCAAACTCTATCCCAAAATCCTTCTTGACGGTCTTATAATTAACCATCTCGTCATAGACGATCTCAAGAACCTCTTCCACCTCCTCATGAGGTGCAATAATCTCAATAGAGTCGTGAACTGTAGCCACAATTCTAGCATTCATTCCCTTAAACGATTCCGTAATCCCTTTGATCGCACACAACAATATGTCAGACGCTGCGCTCTGGATTGTGAAGTTGAGCCCTTGACGGAGGGCTCCTTGAACAACTTTAGGATCATTAGATTTAACATCAGGAAGATGGCGGCGGCGACCAAAAAGGGTGTAAGCATACTCATTTTCTTTTATATAATCATGGACGAAATCCATGTAACGGAAAATACCTGGGTATACTTCTGCATATTTTTGGATGATCTTCTCTGCTCGACCATAAGTAATACCAGTAGTTTCCGAAAGGCGATAAGCTCCTCCACCATAAGCAATAAGGAAGGATACGGCCTTGGCAATCTGTCTCTCGTCCTTCTTGATTTTATCCTCAGACTTCTGAAACAAGAGACTTGCCGTATAAGTATGTAGGTCTACTCCATCCGAAAATGCCTGCTGCATCTTCTTTTCTTTTGAAATATGGGCTAATACTCTAAGCTCCATCGCAGCGTAGTCGGCAGCGATAAAGGCATGACCTTCAGGGGCCGTGAACACGTTCCTAATGCTATGCTTGTCCTCTCTAGGAAGAGTGTGAAAGGATACACCCATATCCTGTCCAGCAGAGTATGAGGCGCAGCTAAGACGGCCTGTAAGGGTGCCATCCATTCTGTAGTCTACATAAACTTTGTCTTCGCCATTGAATTCCGTAGCTCGATGAATACCTTTAACATAAGTATCATAAAGCTTACGAGCTTTCCTCAACTCCATGAAGGATTCCAGCCACTTCTTAGCCTCTTTCAGATCCTCGGTAGACTTCTTGCTTACGTAATCCTCGCTGATCTGCTTATCTAGATCAACTCTTCTTCTTCTTGCCACGTTTTTCTAGCTCCGTATCAATTTGGCCTAACAAAGTATCAAGAGACTGCTTATCAGTGGAGGGCTTGCCCTTCTCCGTAATCTTGGGAGGGTAGAAGCCGAACCCCTCGTCCGAAAAAAGGACTTTAATCAGATCTGCTGTGGACTTAAGGTTAGCTGTCTTCACCACCTTATCCGTCATATACAAGCTATCTTCAATGTCCATCAAAAGATCTGTCAGGGTTCGGCCTACTTCACCAAGCTCATCTGGGCTAACGTCCAGACCAGCATATTCTATCTCCGCGAACACAGGGAACAATGGAGAAAGGAGTTTATCAAAGGTATTATAGGTTCCATTCTCCTTCAACTTCTCTAAAAGTACTTCATAAATTCTCAAAGTGAAAGAAGCATCTAGAGCGTTACCTCTTGCACACTCCTCTAGCCCTAAGGAAGACCAATCAAATTGATTTGCGTTTCTTACAGTAAGCATTAGAAATTATCAAGCTCCTCGGGGAAGAATAGTTTTACGAGATCCATAAGGCTCTTAGGCAAGATCTCATTGTACATATGTGCCATGATCTTAGTATCCCACACGTTCACTGGGTGTACATCATAACGAAGTAGAAACTTTATATCGAACTTACAGTTCTGGAGGATCTTACGGTTGGAGGGATTCTCTAGCACCTCTTTAACACATCCACGAAGTATACTATCAGCCTCCTCCTCAGAGAATGGGCTGTCCTTGTGGAAAATAGGAATCACCCAGTTGCCCTCACTTGTACTAAAGGCAATCGTCATAATGGTATCTGTTAAAAAGTTAAGACCCGTGGTTTCGATATCACAGGCCAAGGGAAGCTCAGTTTCAGACAACTCCTTGCAAACCTCAACGACAGAAACCATATCCGTAAGCATTTCGTACTCGAAATCTGATTTCTTAGTGTTCCCAAAGATATACTTGTCTACAGAGTTTCTAATATCCTTCTCGAATAGGAACCTATTCTTAGGTTCAGCAATTACTGAGTAGGGGTGGTAGATAGGAACTACGTTGAAGTCCTCATACTTAAACAAAGACCCTCTCTTGTTGCTAATACCAGACTTTTTGGTAAGCATCTTCAAGGGCATGTTGCCACATACAAAGATTAGTTTGGGCTGGTACGCCTCGACTGTTCTATACAAATGCTCCCTGCAAAGGTCACGATCAGAAGAGGTCATATCCGCATCCTTAACGCTCGGGCACTTCACAGATGGAGTGAATGCATAAGAAACATTAAGTGGGACTATAATATCTTCGATGAGACTCTTTTCTTGTCTACGAACAGGTACGCACGAACCGCTGGTCTTACAAACGTAAGACTCTGTTATGAACAGAACATCGACGGGTTTAACGTCCTCGTAATCTACAATGCAATGCTCCGCTTTATTCACCTTGAGAATAGAGCAGCCAGAACAAAGAGGATTAACACCCACACCGCTATCTGCGTACAAGTTATTAAGATTCATGACAAAACATTACATAGATAATGACAGGTTCGAGGAACTGATCTTATTATACCAAGAGATTCCAGAAAAACATGAGAAAGAGCTATTTTCTTTATTCGACCTACTAATCCACAACATCATTAATGCTTATGGGTTTACGGTAGATATAGAAGATGCCAAACAAGAATGCTTCCTTCTAATACTCAAGACACTTAACAAGTTCAAACCTGAAAACGGAAAAGCTTTCAACTACTTTACCACAATCATAATGAATAACTTACGTCTAATCTACACGAAAGATAAGAAGTACTCTGAAAAATTAGAAGCTTACGAAGAACTTCTAAAAGATAAGTACCCTTAAGACATTTTATCTTTATGCCTTTTCATACCCAGTAGACCGTAACCGACGATATCCTGGTACGGATTCTCCTCAAACGCCGTAGGGTTATTGGCTATTCTGAACAGCTTATCCAGAATCCTGGTGACCGTCAAAAGATCATCGTACTGATCTGTCTTAATCCCGTCAGGATACATCTGACGGAGACACTCCCCACTCTTGCCGAAGGAGTCTCCGTAAGCTCTCTGCTTCCTCTGAACTACCTCACCTACATTCCACCCTATACTCTCAAAGGTTCCATCACAATTCTTCATTACTACTTCTCCAGTCTCAGCTTCTTGTAAATATCAGATACAAAATCGGTAACGCTTGCCTTCTTACCGTAAGGCTCTACGATTACCAATGCAGGAGATTTAGTAACTCCCCAAATGACAAAACTATGAGGCGTGTCAAATGAATTTATAACATTCACAGTAAACGGAGGAGGATTTTCTTCTAGCTCTTTTACAAGCGCACAACACACATCATCCCATAAGGATATGAATAGAAAATACTCTCGCTTTTTACGGAGCTTCTGATCCTTAATAATCTTATTAATCTGATTTTCTCTAGTGCAGTAATTAATACTACTCGCTATCTTGGTCATTCCCAACCTCTACATCTTCAGGAACTTCAAAGGAAACTTCATTATCTTCAACAGAAACAGACTCAGCTAGTTTTCTGGTTACATTCTGCTCTAAGGTGGTGAGACCTAAAAAGAAAATGGATTTTAAGAAATGCTCCTCCGAAAGACCATCTGGCCTAGTAGCGTCCTGAAATGATTGGAACGCAGCAGCTTCTTCTTGATTTAATTTAAATGTAATTTTCATTCTACCTTTATTTCTATGCGTAATAGATGTTCTCCATGAGTCTAGATTAACATCGACACCTGATGGAGAATTTAAATCGTGTTCAGACATACCCTATAATAGTGGTAAAGGAGTTGAATATCAATAATTATGGAAGATTCTTATAACTTTGAAAAGCTGCGTAAGAAACCTAAACGAAAGAATAGTAAGGCTAAGGGCTCCGCATTCGAGCGGAAGGTAGCCAAGATATTAAACGAACACTTCGAGACCACCGACTTCCAACGATCTCCTGGCTCGGGTGCCTATGCTACCACCCACAACCTGCCAGATCACCTAAAAATCCACGGAGATTTGATAACTCCTAAAAACTTCATCTACACCATTGAATGTAAGAAGGGTTATAACAATCTGGATATCTACTCACTACTTGATCACAAATCTAAGATCTATGAGTTCATCAAACAGGCAGAGAAAGATGCGGACCAAGCAAAAAAAGAAGCAATTGTTTTGATGGCACAGGACAGGCGTGATATTATAGCTTTAATTAAACAAGATAGCCATATAAGTAATCAACTAAAGCTTAACAAGAAAAAAATAATCTATATATTACATGACTATATCTTAGTATCTTTAAAAGATATATTAAGTATAGATAGTTCTTTATTCTTTTATTAGACTAGAGAATATTAACTGCTGAACTTCTAAGAGCTTGTTCATAAGTTCTGTGGTGGAATATTCTGTACTGCTATTCTCTTTGTCTGTTGAAGGCATACCTACACTATGGAACTCACCGTGTACGGGAGCAGTCCACTTCATACCTACTGACTCAGATCCTCCAGTAAAACTTCCTCTATACCCAGCGATAGACATAGAACTGCCCTCACCTATACGCGCTTTCTGTTTCTTGAAACCTTCACCAGTTTTTATAAACGCTCGCATTGATTTCATTAAAGGTTTGTTATTGTTATACCTGTAATAACCTTCACGGGCATAGTCATAAACTACTTTAGAACCGTTATTACCATCATAACAACCCCTCATTACGGTTAAAGCACCAGCAGCCCTCCAATTAGCTCCTTCTGGGCCATCCCCTGCCATCTCTAACCTTCTAGTAAGAAGACCTTGTTGCAGTTTAGCTCTCAATTTATTTCTTGCAGTAGGGGCACCATTAATTTCACTTAATAAGCCACCTATATCTTCTTGCTGTTTCTCATCTATACCTAAATCTTCTAAAGCTGTGGGGCCTAAAGCCTGTATAAATACCTGTTGAGCCTCTTCTTTACTTACACTTGCAGAACCTATACCGTTAAGAACGTCATCAATTGCATTCATATCGCTTAATACAGTTTCAAAACAGCCCCTTACCCCAGGAAGGTCCACCCCCATACCTTTTAGGGTTGCTGCGTCCCCTAAACCTTCCATTAATGTAAGACTTTGCGGAGAGTCAGGGTTTATAAATTGTTCAGCTATTACTTTAGGGCCTGATGTTGATCCTGCATTGGTAGTCTTGCCGTCAGAGGTACATTTCATGTTGTCATTAGTGTACCACATTTCATGGTCTGGATTTTTATCTAATTCTTTAGCTAACTCAGGGTATAACTCTTTAAGTTTTTCTAAATCCTCTCCTTGTACTAAGTCGGTTACCCTACCCCGCTGCGCGGCGCTATCACCTGTCTTTGCGGCAGCCTGCGCCCTATCCTCGTCTTTATAAAATAAAACTACATCAGTTTTATCGTTCGCACCTTTAGCTTCAGCCCCTGCCCTCGTCTTTCCTACCCTTGCGGAGTAATCGGGCTTCATCTGTAGCATATCCATAGCGGCAGAGTTCATAAGAGAGGTGGATATTTTGCGTAAGATTTGCCCAGCCTCAGTGTCACCATAATATCGTTTTAACCTATCTAAAGACTTGTTTAATACTGCTGTTTCCTCTGTAGCTACTAGGAATCCATCATCCACTACGTTATCAAGTCTAAAAGCTCTCGTAAATTTATGACCATCATCGTCTTGGTAATCAGAAATTAATTTATCCCAGTATTCTTTAAACTTTCTCCTGCCTGCTGGGGTGCCATCCATTAAAAGAGTTACCATAGCAGGCATATCTTCGGATAGATCACCTACAACATTATTAAGTCCTGAGTCTTGAGCCTTAATATCAACCTCTTCAAAAACACCATCTTCAGGTAACGTAATTAGACCTTTATCTTGAGCTAATTTTAAACCTTCCTCGATCTCTTTTATTAAGTCGTTAAATATAGTCCCAGCCTCAGTACCTTTTCCTTTACCTGCTCTAAAATCATAACTAAAACCCATAGAATCATTTATATTTGATTTTACAAAAACCCTATCCTCTGGTCGGTTACCTTTACCTCTAGCAATGTGAACCACTTTTGCTACTTTAGAGTTTATAAAGTCTACATCATCTTGGGTAATAGTAGGCATCGGACCTTCTTCATAAGGACTTACCTTTTCATGAAGCTCTATGAGTCTATTTAGATTTTTTAAAGAGTTTGTAACAGATATAATATCTGGTTTCTGATAACCATCGTAAGCGGTCTTAGTTCCAACTTTATCTTCGGTAGTAAGTCTAAACTCATCACCCATTAGACTATTTCTTACCTTAACAGGGATAGAAGCTGGCCCTGTAATATTAGGGTCCATCAATCTACTAAGTATGGGATTATCAGCAACCCTTTCGGCCAGTTGAGCTAAAGTATCTATTAATCTCAAACCAGCATCTTCTGGAACCCCCGCCATTACCTCTTCCTCAGTAGGTTTATAATCTACTAATTGTTGAACTTCAGGAATATCTAACAAAGCTTCAGTGCTAGGATTTAAAGGACCACCACCATCCCCAACGACTGCTTGATTAATACTTTGATCCCATAGGCAGACAGCTTCTTTATTTTTAAAACCCTGCTCCCCCTCGCCTTTCTTTGTACTAAATTCCCCTGTCGATGCTGTTCGTATAGGAACTATTTCCTGACAAGAAGTGGTAGCAATAGTTCCCTCACCCTCTTTAGCTTGTATCCCTTCAGCCTGCTTCCAAGCAGCGTCCACCCTTCCTAAAACGTCCACGGCTCTTTGCTGCTGAGGTCCCTCCTTTTTCGATAATTCATATAAATCATTATAACCGCTTATACCTTTTTCCCTCCCCCTTGCCTCGTCAAGAGAGATTCTAAGATTGCGCTTCTTTAGCAAACTGTAGCTAGTTAGTAGTTGGTTAAAAAATTCCATGATAATAAAAAAGCCCAACCCAACCAAGACACAGGCTGAGTTGGGCCAATTCCTAAATTATAATAGCCTTAGCGAGCGTCACCTAATTGGAATAGGAAATCATAACGGAAGGTTACGGTGATAGTATCAAACTCGTTAGTAGAGTAATTCTTCTCTGCCTTAGTAAATCTCTTGGGGTATAGCCCAACTAATTTAACCATAGAAATTGGTTCCATCTGACCATTAAGCTCTAGAACTTCAGCGGTGGTCTTGTACTGCCCAGGAGTATCGAGGAAGGTTTTAGCAAACTCTCCCGTGTAGGGATCGTACACCGACTGGAAGTATTTATATAATTGGAAACCCGCTTTAGTAGCTAAAAGGTTATCAAAAGTAACCTCAAGCTCACCCATAGAGGGGCGACCAGGGTAGTAAGTAACATCGTTAACTCTATTAACAGCGATATCTTCTACCTGAACCCTCATGCCGTTTACTCTTTTAGCTGCAAGAGTAAGAGGCTTGGAGAAAGTAAGAGGAATCTCAACGTCAGCAGGTGGGAAGAAGGTTATCTCCCATTGATAAGACCTTACAGACTCTAAATCTTGAGAGATAACGGGAAGACCATCATTCTCATTTAAGTCTCTGTTGAGGTTATTAGCGTAATAAGAAGTCTTGTTTGCCATAATTTAATCCTTTAGAGGGTTGCCGATTGGTTAGTGAGGTTAAGCTCAAATACAACGATCTCTGCCGCCTTAGTGGGTTTAAGAAGAACCTTGCACCACAGTTCGTTTCTATCAACTCTAACAGCAGTGTTGGTAGTTTCATCACAAACTACTCTATACTCCACCAACCCTCTTCTTCTTTGAATATCAGCAAGAAGTGGGTCAACAACATTTACTATCTTCTCCCAAGTAGTAGCATCATTAGGCTCGAAAACGAATCTCCGAGTAGATGATAACAACGTCTTACGGATAATAATAAGTAAGCGTCTTACATTTACCCTATCAAGAGCGGTGGGGTTTCTTTGAGCGGTTCTCTGTCCAAAAATCATCATCCCTTGTTGAGGGAAGTTAACAATTGGGTTAACCACATTGCCTCCGCTGTACATAGAGTCTCTATCGCCCTGGTTGATGCTGACCTCTACCTCCGTAGGCTTGGTTAGGCGACCCCGTATAACGCCAGCAGGAGCGAACCAGGGCTCCCCAACCTCATCTGTGTAAGCCATCTGTCGCACAGCGAAGATGGAGGGATCATAGTACCTATCCTTCTGAGCAATAGTGTCAAAGGTTTTAACCCAGGGCCAGTATACCGCTGCGTAGTTACTTACTATAGAAGAGGTTCTTTCATCAGATTGTCCGTTAGTCCAATCAATCGACTGCTGTACAGTTGTTAATCCCTCAGGAGGGGATACGACTGCTAAGAAGTTTTGAGAAGTCTCAGCCAAGCTAATAAGAGCGTTCTGGACAGCTTCAGCAGTAATACCTGGCGTTAAGGCCATTGATATATTGAGAAGATCATTATCTAAAGTATAGATACCAGTCTTATCTGTAGTGCTGCCAATAACATCAGTGTTATTCTCAGTGCCATTAGCACCAGCACTTAAAGCGTAAGTAGATCCAGGGAACTTACAGAATCTAGGGTTAACAGATCCTTGGTACGGGGTAGCTGAAAGGACACTTCCTAATAAATAACTACCACCTACGAAGTCACGAAGCTGAGTAGCGAAGGCAGGGAGAGCCGTAACAGTAGCGTCTGCGTCCGCATAAGTAAAGTAACCTTTTACAAACTCAGATTTAAGATCCGTAGCTCCCGTGTTTAATTGATTCTCAGCGAAGTTAGCAGAGGCAATAAGGGACATGTTGAAAGATTCTGCTGCTGCACCTTCTTTGTTTATTTGTACATTATTAGTCCTACCACCAGTTTTTTGCACCTCTACAGAGAACCCACTAGTAGTTCCATCAGATTTAGTACCCTCATTGTAACCAATACCTGGGTACAGACTTTGTACAGAGTAAGCTAAAGAAGAAGTACCTGTATTATTTACATTTATACCACTTGCGGTAAAAGAAGAAAGTGCAGGCGCAGAAATGTGAGGAGAGTTACCACTAAAATCAACAGGCGCTAAAGACACAAGACCTTTAGTAAGGGCAGCATCCTCCCAACAATCCACGGTCATGGTAACACCAGAACCTGCATAACCCGCCACTATGTAACCAGTACTTTCTGCGCCAGTTAGATAGTGGGCTCCTACTGAGGCTCCCTCTAAGCCTCCCCCAAACACCTTAACCAATGCTTTAGCTTGGCTCGCATCAGTGCCAGTGGAAGTACCCGCAGGTACACTATACAATTTCTTAGTAGGATATTGATCAACCCCATCCACGTTTACCTGAATTTGAATATAACAAGCACTAGTAGTACCAGCGTTCATCGCCTTAAGCTCTACAGCGGGGCACGATCCTATGGTAATGTTAGCCGAGGCATCAGCAGAACCAGTACCAGCAGCCCGTACAAAGTACAAGCTATTAGTGGTTTCAAGAATTTCAATAGCACCTTCTAAAGCCTGACCCGTAATACTCTCAGAAGGGTCTCCGAAAGTTTGAACCAACTGCTCTTGGCTAGTGATGAGAGTGGCTTTATTAGTAGGCCCTCTATCAGCGAAGCCAACAATACCAACTACAGAAGGGTTAATAGCAACAGGGTAGTCGCTAAGATCCTTCTCTACAACATAAACGCCAGGACTTACAAAACTAGCCATGATAAATCTCCTTAAGCATTAGTAATTTTTAATATTCTTCTTTTAGCTAAATTACTAACAGTATTTGAAATAGCTTGATCGGGAACCGCAATTTGCTCATTAGGCTGAATCCAAACGGATTTTGGCCCCTGAGGTGTTTTTATAGTTATTTCCCTACCTGTGTAAGAATCATTTTTAATTACTTTCATAAGTATCTCCTAATATATTTACCCTATCATTTTATATTAATCGTTATTTATTTTTGAGAAATCCACAACTCAGATACAATCTTGTCTATTCTACCTGTACTAGTTATCTTAAATTTAGGACTGGGGATGTATGCCTCGACCTCTAAAGCAAAACTTTTTCTTAAAACCCTAGCCTCTCTATCACCCTTATTTATAGAAGTCCTATTGGATTCGTTTATCAAAAAGCTTTTTATAGAGGCGCTTACAGGCGTCTCCAGCGTTACGCTTGGGTTAAATCTTACTCTAATAGCTTGTGATATTTGATCCATATCTTCCATATACTTACACCACAAATTCATGTTATAAGTCAATTTTACAGGTACGTCTGCCACACCTATAACCCGTTCTGCTCTTTGAATATCTTGATTCCACTCAGACTTTTCAATAAGCATATCATCCATTCTACGTCGAGCATCATGATTTTTTGCCGTATCTTGATGCAATGTTATTATTGGAAGAATAATATTATCTTCTTTATTTAATTTAGCAATAGTTCTTTCTGGGTTACCGTGTACAGACTTTATTCTAACTAATTTATTATTACCATCAACGTAGTGTATATTACCAAAACTAACTAGCAAAGCTCTCATTATATCTTTGTACACAAAAGGGGATAAAGTAGAGTTTGAAGTGCTTTCCCTAATATAAGATTTAAATTTATTACGGGCACTACGAGCGGTAATATAAGACCCACTTGAGTCGTACTCTGTTGTGGCACTTAAAACATCTACCATCTCCTGGCCTAAGTAAACTCGTTCTCTAGGATTAGACATCCAAGTAACCTCCTAAATCCTGTGATCTATCAGGAAGATTCTCATCCAGGGTATCCATAGTATCTCTGAGAAGTCTAGCAGAACAAGCTAAATGATACACTCCATAAAGCTCAAAGCTATCCTCTTGAACCTCAAAGATTTCATACTTTTGATCTTGAAATTTAGGTTTTATAACATCCCCTGGAATAGGAGTTCTGTGGAGAGCTTGCTCTATATAAGATTTATTAAAAACAAATAACTGATCATTAACTAACTCTAAACCAAATTCGGAAAGAGACTCTTCTAAGACAGTAGGGTTGTAGTGACCATGAACCACCAGCGGGTCGGTATCAATCACTTTAGACCTAGCCTCCCTATAAACCTCATCATAACCTTCATCTTGTCTATACTTATAGTAAAGCAATTCCGATCCACCTAGCCTTATAATCTCATCATCTACCAAGTTAAATAAATTAATATCATTATTGGTTTGATCAAACAGACTAAGCTCAGTTCCCCCTAACAACTCAGGGAGAGGGGGCATTGGGGTAGTTACTTTATAATTCTTTTTCATTAGTATGTACTAAATCTCGGGGGTTCCTCTATCTCAGACATTAATTCTTGGAAAAGCTGTTCTTTTTCTCTAGCCCCTTCCTGAATTAAAAGCTGCCCATTCAACTGCGCTCCACCAGCAGGGCCAGGAATTACAGAATACTTACTACGTATTTCACCTAAAACAACCTTAGCACATGCCAAGGCGTACTTTTGAATCCAATTTCTATATGCAGGTTGCATAGTATTAGTATCTATATGACGATACTGTATGATAACCCTCTCAGGTGTAGTAGTCGGTGGAGGGGTTAATTGTAGGTACTGATTATTAATAACATCCCAAGTACCATCTTGACCCAGTATCTTTCTAGTCATCTCCATAGTAGATTGAAGAAGGTAATAATCCCCAATACTAAAGTTATTAAAAAGATAATTGTCCTGGAAGTACTTAATGAAAAAGTCAAATTCTAGAGTACCTGCTTGAGCTTGAATACTTAATAAAGACTTTTTATAAATTACATTAGTAAGATTATTAAGAATCCAAGGAGGCATAGAGTATAAGTTAACTCCTGCCGAGGCATCAAATACTGCAAATTGTCTAGCCCAGTACGGGGTGTGGTAGTCTAATTTAGTTATCGCTTCGTCTATACAAGTCTTTACCTGATAAGGTGTTAACTCTACCCTTACAATAGGATGACCCATTCGAGCAAGAACAAAAGAGTTTATAGTTTCTTCAAAATCAGTAAACTCTACCAGACCCTCTTCTCTAGTTTTATTTAAAGTATCAGGATCTATTTGACCAACGGGCTTATGGTCTAACATATTATTAGATATAGGAACTCTGGCCCCAGAGTCCCCCCATACACTAATTATCGGATTGCCTACGCTCGCCATCGGTTACAGTCTCCTTTTTCTTCCTGGGCTTGTATGTTTTTTTAGGTTTAGTATCTTCTATTAACTGTAGATACGGATGATCCATAATCATATCAAATTCTAATACTTGTTGAGGTCTAATCTCTATAATACCTGAATCAGAATAGATTAACATTTTAAATCTACAGGTGCTTTTATACTTATACATAACTCTTCTATTCTATATAGACCTAAAATAGAAATAAGGCGTGGAGTTTTTCATCCACGCCTTATTTTACTATCCTCTAGTTAATTACTAGAATCAGGATCAGGATCCTGGTCCGCCCCACGGCGAGCCGCTGTTGACGTTAGTGGCCGTTGCGGTCCAGTCACCGACGAGGTTGTTAGATCCACTGAATCGGATGATGCGGTAGAATCTAGCCTCTGGGGTGATGGCTGCTTTGCCATAACGAGTAATCAGGCCCTTACGGGGCTGGAACGTAGCAGGGTCAACAACCTTCGGCAGGCCCTGGAGAGGGATGTACGGCGCGTAAACGTACCCAGCATCCATCGGGGAGTTGCCTTTGTAACCCATAAGAATCTCGTCCTCAGGGTAAAGGGGGTCAACGTACATGTCGTAGCGCCCCATAAATTTACCAACATAAGACACACCATTTTTACCAATGTTGGTAGGGGCGTCAGAGTTCTGAATACCTCCGTGCAATCTAGCCGAAGACTCAAGAAGAGAGGCTACGGTCGGGGAGCAAAGAATCCAGTTACCAGGACCACGCTGAGTGGACTGGTAAATATCCTGAGAGACGATGTTAAGGAGCGCAAGCAGGTTAGCGTACACATCCCCAACGTGGCGAGGAGCAAAGTTCAGAGCCGAGTTACCCCAGTCCATAAGGTAGACGTTTCTACGAGTACCTCTAGGGTTGCTGGGAAGAGTGGCAGGGTTGTTTTGCATAGTGCCAAACATGGAATCGTCAACAGCGGCACCACCAGTAATATTGTTTGAGTTGCCCCAATCAAGGTTACTGCGGTTCCAAGGACCAATAGTACTTGTAACATCATACGCAATCATGCGAAGATCTTCGATGAGTTCACGGTCGATCTCAAGACGAAGCTCAGAACTAAGAAGCTCAGTAAGCTCACGCTCAAGGTCAAGGTTGTGGTAAGCCTTAAGGTCTTGAGAAGCCTCAAGAGTCCAAAGGGCTCTCATCTTACGAGTACGA